TCGATGATTACAGGTGATATTGCGTAATCGTTATATTCAGATATTAGTTTCATTGAATAACTCCTTAAATTCGTCTATAGAGAATGATTCTCCCATAGATTTTAAGACATTCTTAATGTCTTTCATGCTTTTCTCAGCATCTTTTAAGTTTTTGTATGTATCACCTGTGTCCATTCCATCTAAAAATACAAAAACATCTTTACCTTTTTGTGAATAAGTTAAGTCATATGTTTTACTTCCAGCTTTAACCACTTCATTTTTAAGTTGTTTATGACCACTAGGCAACTTTACTTTTGCTTCGTTAAGTTCTAATGTCATTTGCTGAAACGATTTCATACTAGTCCTCTTTCTTATCCATCCAATTTACCTGAGTTTCGACTCTTTTCATGTCGATGTTCTCAGCAGCCTTTTGGTGTAAACCTTTAAAGATAGTTTCTTTGGCATTCTCCATTTTACCATCTTCGATTTGGTCTACTATTTCTTTTGTGATATCATTCATTTATTAAAATCCTCCGAAGTCGTCTTCGTTTTCTTTGTCATCACCAGAACCACCCTCTTTCTCTATTTGAGAATTGATGATTTTGATATCTTCTTCAGTTTGTCCTAGTATATACTTTCTGACATATTCGTCTGAGTAATATTTACCGACATACTCACTTACTTGTGAAAGAGTATCCATTCTCTCTCTCATAATTTCTGCATCTTTTAATTCTGTAAAGTGATTATCTGTTGCCCAATCGAATTGGATATAGTCTTTAACTTTATCAAACTCGTCTGCACTTATAATATCTTTCAAAATTAATTGAGTTCTCAATATATCATTGAAAACCCTTGCAAATTTCTTTTGAAGTCTATTAGTAAATTTATTAAACTTCAATTCATCTCTCGTAATCTCTGATGATTTACCCATGTTGAAACCGTTATCTGATTCCATACGAGATATAGGTACATTCAATGCACGATATAGTTTCTTTTTAAAGTATTCTATATCTGCAATGTCATCTAAATTCTGACCACCTGGGAGTGTAGAGATTTCTGTTCCTCTTCCACCCTCTCTTCTTGGTAACCAGAAGTCTTCAAGCATAGACATGTGTTTTCTATCATCTTTGATTTCACCTGTCTGTGCATTATAAACAAGTTTATTTCTATACTTGTTCATAACCTCTGATAAGTATTGTTCTGCTTTTGCTTTCGGCAAGTTACCAACATCGATGTAGAAGATTCTTCTTTCTGGTGCTCTTGATATTCTGTAAATAACAAGTGCGTCTTCTATCATTGATAATTGATTTGCAGTCTTCATTGCTTTATGAAGATAACCAACTACAACATTTTTAGTGTAGTCTAGTAGACCAGAAGTTGTATAACATACTGCCTCTGGTGCAATCTTAACAGTGTTTCCTTCTCCAGAACCACTCTTATCAAATCCTCTGTCGTTGAAAAGATAGAACTCTTCCATCTTTGTAATCTTTTCAACATTCGTTTTATTGTCTCTTTCTTTTTCAATATTACGAACTTTTTTAATCTTTACAGGGTCAATATTTCTGATGTCAACGATACCTGCCTTAGGTCGTTTCGAATCCACGACCTTATGGAAGTAGACTCTACCATCGATGTACCATTTTCTGAATAATTCATGAGAATTCTGATTGAATCTCATTATGTTTAGGATGTGATAAAACTCGTCTTGTATCTTATCTTTGATACTATCAGAGAGTTTAACATCTCTGAGGTCGAGTGACACTATCCTATCCGAAGTATCAGAAGTAATACACTCATTTACTATATCTTCAATTGCTGAGTCACACTCAGGTATTAAAGATATTTCACGGTATCTACGAATGAGTTCTGACTCATTCTTAATACCACCTTCCATATCGATGTATGACCCATATGCACCACCTGTAATAAAACCACCTGGTTGTGATTGTATAACTGGTGTGCCATCGTCATCGACTGGAGGCACAAAAGAGATTGCTTTTTTGTCAACCTCTGTTGCTCTTAACTCGTCTCTCTTTCGAGATATTTCAAATCCAAATATTTCCATACTATTATTTATAACACCTTTATAAGTGTTATTTTCACTTTAATGATTCTTAAACCACTCTTTCCCAATGGGAAAAAGCGAAGACAGCATCATATGTTTCTATACCTTCACTTTGCTCATAATCCAATGTGATTGCATTTACAGTCTTAGGATACATATTAAAGAATTCATATCTAGCTAAAACACTATCTGATTTGTCTAGTTGTTCAACAAATGCTCTGTCTACCATATAATCCAAAGTTGTAGAACCTCTTGAATCAGATGTTCCTGCAATCTCATTCATATGAGCTTCAAGACCATTTCTGACTTCAAAATTTACATCATTTAAAATGCTTACAGTCCAATCTTCGAATGTTCTATCACCAGGTAATTTTAATGTATTACCCATATGTTTGATAGAGATATCACTGAATGATGAACCAGGTAATGACGCAGCTCTACATAGAAACTCTATTTTGTTTCCTGTTCTAGGAATAAAGACTTTGAATCGGTTAGCTCTTGGGCCGCCTCCGATTAAGTTTGCTTTAAATTGGTCTATTGTTGCCATTCTTTACTCTCCTTAAACTGCTGAATAGATTTCACTAAACTCGACACCACTTCTCGCAGCTACAAAGTTCAATGTAATAAAGTTAATAGAACGAGCAGGTTTTACAAAGATTGAACAGACAAATTCGTTTCTGTCAATCACTGTATCTGTATTATTTGTTTCATCACAAATAACTGAGAAGTCTACTAATCCTCTTCTGTTTTTAACATCTCTTAGGAAAGGTTCTACTGCACTTCTAAATTGTGCTCTTGTAAATGCATCGTTGAACTCAAACAATTGTGCTTGAGCAGCTGCTGCTATTGCTTTCTCTAATACTATGAATAATCTTCTAACATTGATTCTATCGAATGCTGAAGGTGTTGTTAATGCTGTTTTGTCACCAAATAACACTGTTCCCTGTCCTGGGAATGTGACGATTGGATTAATTCTTGCACGATATAGGTCATCTCTACTTGCTTGTTTTGGATTGAAAGCAAGTTTAGTGATACCTAAGTATTGTCCTCTGCTGAATCCAGCAGGTGAGAACCATGGGTCTCTCAACAAGTCTGACCTTGCCATGATACCTGCGGTGTGTCCGTTGCCTGGAACCCAACAATACTTATCATTGAATCTATCGTATGAATATACCCAACCTGAATCTAATACTGCATATGAACTTGAAGTCACATTACTAAAGTCTGCTTTAACATTTGCAACTTGTGTAGATTCTGAAGAAACATCAACGATTGATGCTTTTCTTGGTGAACATATAAACATACAGTCTTTTCTTGCTTCTGCAAGTAATATACCTTGGTTGACTATTGTGTTATGGTCTGCTACGATGTCTTGGTCAACACCTGAACCATTGTCTGTTCTTGTAGAACCACAAATTAGGAAAGAGATATCTACTGTATCTCCGTCTGCGAAATGAGTGTCCCATGCACCGTATTTTTGACCGGCAGTTGGACTTCTTCCATCTGAACCACCAGCAAGTGATGAATTGAATGGTAAGACTGGTCTTAAAAATGCAGATGATACTGATTGTAAGTGTGTTCTATCTGTTGTTGAACTAGCAATAACTGTTGTTTCGTGTCCTGACCACCATACCCATTTTGAGTCTCTTGCAATTACATTCTTGTAGTAATTACTTCTTCCTGATGTGTCTTTTGAATCTGATGCAAGTGATAAGAAACCGTGTGTTTCTAAAACACTATGAGGTGTTCCACTTATTGTTCCATCTTCATCGACTACTACAACATGAACTTCATCAGCAGTACCTGATACCGCAGATTGACCTGCTGATATACCTGGTGCTTTGTCAAACAAGTTGTGGAATTCCCAATATCTATCGACATTAGCACCCACTGATTGAGCAACGACAAGACCTGTTCCTGATGGTTGATTTAATGCTTGAATTGTTATTGATGTTGCATCAGGTTTTGAGAGAACTCTATAAAAAGTTGTGTCTCCTTGGAACTGAATTTGGTCTCTAATATTAAATACAGTTGAATCTGCAACTGAAATAACTGTTTGACCTACTGCTTCAGAACCACCGACTGTGGTTACTGAATCGTTATAATATGCGTTTGCTGACGCACACATAGAAACCTTTAAAGAGTTTCCTAGAGAACCTGCATATCTTGACACCCAAACTCCGACTGTGCCGGATTGAGTTCCACCTTTATAGGTGCTTTCGTATTCTGCATCATTTTTTAATAGTGATGTCGCTGCTCCCGCTGCGTTTGCACTATAACACATGTTAGAAATTCTAACTACTCTTAATGATGAACCATACTTCAAGAATGCTTCTGCTGAATAAAAGTCTTCAGCTCCAGCATCTGTGTTTGCAGGTGAAAAGAACTCATCTATCAAACCCTTACTGTCTGAAACTGTTTTTACTTCATCAACAGGTCCCCATTTAAATTGACCTGCAAAGGCACCAGTGGTGCTTGAAACTGCGGGCACAACATTTGTTAAGTCTATCTCTGAGACTTGAACGCCTGGTGATACTTGAAATGCCATACTTTTCTCCTGTTAATGTAAAAAGTTGTTTACTAGATTATTTATAAGTTTAAATAACCCAATGAATGCTCCTTTTACAATATATACTTGTATTTAGTTAATCCAAAAACCATCTATCTCCATCTGCATCGACAAAGGACTCTGTATTGTTTTGTCCTGTATCAAATATGCCTGGTGGTAATATATCGTCTTCTATTTTCTTTTGTTGTTCTGAGTACAATAGTTCTTTGACTTGTCTATCAGTTAAATGATAGAAGTGGTCTGTTGTGACAAACCATGAAAATAACACTAGATTCATAACCAAATCATCATGAAACCCTCTGTCAGCTTCAAAACTGGTACCTTTACTTATAAAAGTCATAAGTTCGGTGATAACATCCCTATCACACAATTCCATTCTATTTTCTTCCAATAATTCTTTTAATGTTGAACAACCAATTCTTTTTATTTTTTTGGTCATTGTCACACCAATATCTTCTGCCTTACTCATTCCTTGAACAAATACATTTGGATATTCTATATCATAGTGCAATTGTGTTGCAACCATACCACCCTCTGCATTATTCTCTATAATGATTAATGGTTCGTTATATGGTGTTGCGTACTTAGCTAATAGGTCTGGAAATAACATAGGAGATATCATATTGTCCCTATAGACACATACTTGTCTAAATGGTTTTACAGATATATCCATAATAGTAAATGTAGAATAGTCTATACCACGACCTTTAGATACATCAACCGTGCAGATATAAGTATGTCCTTCTTTAGGTTTCTCATATACGTTAACATTGTCTCTGTTCCAATCTGGTTCTTTTGCCATCATTCCTAATAATGTGTTCGCATTGACTAGTGTATTACCAGTTCCTAAGAATGAATTACCATACTCTTGTTCGAATTGTGCTTCTGAAGTGTTTGCAATAGTTTCTTTCTTCCACGTTTCGTCTCTGCCTGGCACGTCAAACCAGTTAATTAAGAATGATTTATATTCAGACTGCTCATGAACTGCTGACTGGTATATCTTATAGAACATATTACCAACACCATTTGCAGTAGATGTAATGATAACCTTCGAATCTTTACCTGATGTGACCACAGGATATGTTGCAGTATAGAATGTCTCTGCATCATCAACAAACGCAAACTCATCGAGGTATAGTAAGTTAATTGATAGTCCACGAATTGAACTTGAAGAAGTTGCAGCTGCAACGACTTTACTATCATTTGAAAATTCTATGGACCCTTTGTTAAGTATTTTTACTCCAGGTTGTAGAAAAAAGGGAACACTTTCTAACATAGTGACCATTCTTGCAATCATCTCCCTTGCAATTGCACCCTTGTTAGCAAGAACTGCTACAGTCACTTCAGGATGAAATAGTAAATACCATAATAGATATGCACAAGATGTTATTGATTTACCACTCTGTCTACTTGCAAGAACGATATTAAAACGATTTGAATTGTAGTGGTCTATGAGTTTGTCTTGGTACCCACGAAGTTTAAAGGGTACCATACCCTCATCTAGTGATATGATTTGTGTATAGTTCTCAATAAAATGACAAGGTTCTTGTGAACATCTCACATATTCTTGCATTTGTTGGTCGGTATACTTAGTTTCTACACCTGACCTTTTGATTAAAGTATTACCTAAGTAACCTTCGTTTTTTGCTTGAACCATAATTTATTTATTTTTCTTTAAGAACTTTTGGAGTTCTGCGGTATTTCCGACATACAAGTGATTATGTTGTGTCTTAATACTTTCATTTTCAACTTCAAGTTTTTTTAGTTTTTGTTGAACATCAAGGAGTTTCTCGGCAGTTTCACCGACTGTTTTAATTAATTGACCTGCGACTTCATATGCACGAGGATTTTCAGTCTCTTTGCAAACATCTAAGATTCCTTCAATTGCATCTTGTCCTCTTTCAACAAGACCATATAAGTTTTCTCTAGTATATTTGTAATCAGTCTCAATGTTTTGAGACCTTTCTTTAGGAATAACTACAGCAGTTGTTTCTTTTTTAATTGAAGATTGAATGTCTAAAACATCATCTAATTTTTTATCTATATCTTTTGGCATAATTAAGCATCACTTATGAGGTCTTCTGAATATGTAGTAGAACCTCCGTCATCATAAAAACTCACTGTTTCTGCAACCACGAATGTATCACCTGGGTCTACTGAACCAACAAATAACAACTTCGTATTTGCATCAATAGTAATTGCATTGTTCAATACTATTGATAATTTATCACTTGCAATTGATGATATTGTAGGATTTGTTGATAAGTTTGTTCCAAATACTTCATCATTTACACCTATCTT